ATGGCCTCAGCGGCCAACACGCAAGCTTCTGCGCAACAGTACTCAGCCGGCGCCAACCTAATCACATGGCCGGCAATCTCGAGCACGTTAGGCTGGATCATGCAGCCGCAGTTCACACAGGGCTTAGCTTCGTGCGTCATTGTACATGGCCCTGATTGTCTTCTCGCTGAACGCCTTGAGGCGGCCATCGAGCCGAAGGTTGAAGTACCGCACCTTGCCCTTGGTCCTAGCCTTAAGCGGCCGGACCACGGAGCCGTCGGGCAGCATGTGGTACTTGGTGTCGTTGATCTGTTTCATGTCAGAATCCCTTGGCGTGGTCATTGTCGGACTGCGCCGGCTTCACCGCACGGCCGTAGAGGCCTGTGGCTGCCTTCACATGGATGGATTGCCACTCATTGCGAGTGGATACCTCAAGAGCGTCGATGGCGGACTTAGGATCGAAGCCAGACAGGTATTTCACCTGCTTGAGCATCCAGCTAACGCTGGTGGTCCACTTGCGGGCCCGGCGAACCTCAAGGTACTTACCCCACGCCATGTTCACGTCTCCATGGAGCTCAGCAATAGCTACCCCAAGCTCATACGCCTGTATCTTAGTCTTATCATTTACATCAGTTGTATCTATAGGGTGAAGTTTCTTTCGCCCCTCACCGGAAGTTTTCTTCACCCCCCCGGTGAAGTTTTCTTCACCCTCTAAACTGAGTGTGACCACGTCCCAGAGCACACCCTTTTCGTCGCGCGTGATCAGGCCGGCCTCAATAAGCTCCCCAATCAGCATCTGGACGTTGCGGTCTGTGCAATGCAGGTAAGCACCAAGCGTAGCCCTAGAGGCATAGCACCCACGCTCATTACTGAGTATGTGTACGATGCTCCAGAGGAACTTGGCGTTCGTGCTGATGTTAGGGTTGCTGAATACTTTGGCCGGTATCCACACGCCCTTAAATGGCAGGTCACTCATTGATCTTAGGCTTCACGCCGGCCTTAGGCTTGAATGGAGTAGCGCATGCGAGCGCGCGGAACTTCTCAAGCTCCTCTTGAAGGATAGCGTAGTCCGCGTAAGGAACCCAGTTGCCATCTGGGTTGCGTACCATCTGGGCGAGACCGCCCTGCGGCGCGGACAGGACCATTACGTACCTGTTGCCGACGCCATCATGTGGTGTGAGTTCCATTACAGGCTCGAGCGCCAGAGGTACTTCTCATCAGAGAGACCAAGGTCACGTTGGGTGTGGATGCGGTACAGGCCGGCGATCAGGTCGCGCTTACCATAGTCGAGCGTCTGCTGGCTGATATCGAACGCGCGCGTATTCATCGTGTCCTTAGCACTCACGACGTACGAGCATTCAACCGGCATCTTGAAGTGAGCACTAGCAAGCAGCGAATAGACGTAAGCCTGAAGGCCCCAGTTACTGTCGCGGCACTTGCGCTTGACCGCTTCGAATGTGCATTGAGGCGCGGTCTTGTAGTCGCCCACGAATACCTTACCAGAGTTGAGCACCTCGACGTAATCGAGCTGACCCTTGATAGAAATGTTCGGGATATGCGTATCGCCATGCTCGAGGTCAATCGTGGCCACAAGACTAAGCTCGAAGATAGGCTTAGATCCGCCGGCCGGATTAAGCGCTCGCATCAGCCTGAAGCCATCAATAGCAAGGGCGTTAGCCTTGGCTGCGATGTCCTCAGCGATGAGAAGCTTGCCCTTGGCCTCGGCCTCAAGCGTGAACATCTTATAGAGGTTCTTGCCTTCAGTCGTGCGCCTATCGAGCTTAGGCATGAGCTGATAGATATCACTAAGCTCCTCACCCGCGCATACCGAATGGTAATAGCGGCCAAGGATGATATCGTCGGTCATGTCCTGCTCGCTGTAGATCTTGTGCCCGGCGTTGCAGCCGTGCTCGAGAATCTTTTTGATCAGGCTCTGGTTGATGCCATCATGAATGCGATAGTCAGCCGTCGGAATGACGTTGACCTCACGAATCGTGATCTTGGCGTTGTCTGCGAACTCGCGCTCCCGGATGAGAGGCGAGATGTTGGTGTTGTTTGGGTCCATGTATGTGTGGGTGGAAATTAGCGAGTGGTCATATCCTCAATCCAATCGAGAATCATAGGCATGGCATCAGGGCCATACTCAACGCCGTCAATGACAACCTTTGGGGTGCCAGAGCTAAGCGCGCGGAATGCTGCGAACAACTCGCGTCGTTTGGTGTCGTCGCTCATTTGGTGCGGGATTTGATCACGCGAACATTGAGAGGAACGATGCGCACATCATCCCACGACACGCCATTGACGACCCGGGCCTCCTTGTCGCGCAGCTTCATAGCAAGGTTCATGTTGCCGCAGAATCCAGCGATCATCCAATATGGGCCATCGTTCTGATGGCGCTCATACGAGTCCTTGGCATTACGAAGCCAGCTGCTGAGCCACATCCAATCCTTATGGCCCTCGGTGATGAGGGCCTTCTTGGCCTCGATGTTGGCGATCTCAACCTTAAGCTGAGCAAGCTTGCGCTCGAGGAACTTAGGGCCACGCAAGCAAGCTACGACGTACTCGTATTTGCGCGGGCTGATGCGGCTGCCAATATCGACGTGGTCGAGCTGGGCCGTGTATTCGTACTTTTCTGGTCTGAGGTTTGTGGTCATGTGTGTGTGGGAGATTAGCGGTTACGAAGCTCAAGCTTCTCGAGCATAGCGTAGACCTCATTGATGAGGGTCGTGTTGAAGCTGATCGCGCGCTCCTTGCGCCGGATGTTGGCCGCAACGCTTGCGTCCGGGTCGATGGTGCCCCCGGTCTCGGCCTTGACGACCTTGGCTGTGTGTTCGTGGATGATAGCGAACAATGCGTCGCGTACCTTAAGTTCTGCTGCGGTTCTCATGTGTGTGATTGGGTGAGGCAAACGTTTTGACCCATCCCCTAGCTCATGTCAAGCTAGTTGACCTATTATTTGGTGGGCCCTGCCGGATTTGAACCGGCAACCAATCCCTTATGAGGGGACTGCTCTAACCATTGAGCTAAGGGCCCAGTCAAATCACATGCGCTCGCCGGTGCGGATCAACACAGGCTGCCTATCGCCCATGTAGACCACGCCGCGCACAATATTATAGTCCACCCATTCGGTGGCCTGTGTCATGCGCTCGCATTCATCGGCCTCATCATCGAAGGCCTCATAGTAGCATGCAATCAGCTTCTCATAGCTGTAGTATACGTGCTTACCATCTGGATCCCAACCAACGATAGCTTCGTCAAGCTGCTCGCGCGGCTCGAGCAATATGCAGCCGCTTAGGTCATCGTTATCATCTATCACATCATCGAACCAAGTGCGGTTCTTTGGCTTCACATCAGGTCCTAGCTTATCAGCTGGGCTTGTGCTTACGCGTGGCTTTATCTTTTTGGTTTTAGGTTTGCGTCTCATGGCGCCTCAATCCAGATCTAATCGTACCACATGTCCATCCCAATCTACGAGACCAACGAAGACCGGCAGCGTGAGCGCGCGGTAGCTGATTTCCTATCCATCAGGTGGAATTGCATCCCTGTGCCATCCGGCCAATTGGCCATCCATGACTACGCCCTGTGCAGGCATTCCCATGCGGACGATAAGCTATTCGCGCATGCCTATCTGGAGATCAAATGCCGGTCACTCCACCGCGAGGATTTCTGGCTATCCAAGCACAAGTGGGATTACTTGCTCGAGCTATCGGATACGACCAATCGGCCAGCCTTCATAGCCGTCCATTGTGCCACGTCCGACGCTGTCAGGTATGTGCGAGCTTGCGAGCCATACCCCCAGCTAACCTTTGCCGGCCGGACTGACAGACCAGATGATCCCAATGCCATGGAGGATATGGTCATCATCCCATTACATCGATTTACCCATCTGGGCTGCCTCAGGAGCTCATTGGACAGCTCGACCTGACCCAGACTACCGGTTGGTCATTCCGTGACCCTGATTGACCTAGGACAGGGATATAATCGACGCGTGACCCTCGGATGGTAGTCCCCTAAAGAAGCACCTGTGTCAAGCCCCCTATCTGCGGCCGCGCTGGTTAGACGTGCATTTGGTGCAAGATCAGCACCTGACATGGACTAGACATAATCCCCGTTGTGCGAATCCGGCTGCTAGCTGAGCTGACCGGCTACGCTGAAGGGGGCGGGGGGGGTCGATCGTCGGCCGCTGGCGCTGGGGCTGACGGGTCAGTAGGGGTATCGGCTGAATTCAAAAAAATCCCCCTAGGGTCCTTAGCCCACTTCAGGTATTTCTCAGTTTCCACCGGCCGGTCTACCACGACTTGGGCATCTATGACGACCTCCTTAGCCCTAGCTAGCTCGGCGCCGCGAGATTTAAGCAGTCTGTCGAGCGAAGCATGGTCTATGGAAAATCTGTGTTCCACGACTGCCTGTGGCTGGTCTTGGAGGGTCAGAATCTTGTCTATGGCGATACCCATGGCGATTGGGATCTGGGAGACGTGCAAGCTGTCAATCTCGTCGACCAGCTTCTGGCTGGCCTGTTGGACGAAGCTCTTGAGATTGCGGACAGTCGCGGTCTTGAACTCATCGTTCAGGCCGGTGACCTCCGGCATCTGCCGTTTGATGGCCATGACGTTGTTTGGAGACATACGCTGGTCTTTGGCAATCTCGTCGATGCCGCGCCCGGCGCGAAGCAGCTCCATCACGGCGTTCTTGCGCTCCGTAGTTATGCGGCTAGCATTATGGTCAGAGCTCGGGTTCGTATCCAGACGCTCATTATCGTTTGACATGCTTCGGGAGTGTTACGATAAATCTGCCCATGTCAAATGAGCTTGTGAGCCGCGACCCGCTTAGGATCGACTTCATTGCTCACATCGAGCCAATCAGGACAACCCACCAAGCTGACCTCCGAATCTTGAAGACGAAGGATGGCCGGCAATTCATCGGCAAGACGTCCAAGTCGAAGATCAAGAATTGGGGCGAGCTGTTCGCTATGCAGATTCGCCGGCACAAGCCAGACAAGCCCATCGAAGGCCCCCTGTGGCTCAGGCTCACCTTTGCCTTCCCCTTGAACAAGGGCGATAAGGCCAAGAGCCTGCCACATGCGGTCAAACCGGACTGGGACAACCTGCCCAAGACCATCTGCGATATCCTGACGCGCGAAGGATTCTGGCACGACGACGCACAGGTCGTTTTCGGCCAAGTCGTCAAGTGCCGCCACCACCAGCCTTTTGTCGGAGTCCGCATCTGCCCAGCTCCTTGGATCGATGAAGCCTTTGTCGACGCCCTCTATGCATCCCACAACCCAGACTGAGAAGGAGATAATAGCCCGGTATGGCTTGCCCCGAGATGAGATGATAGCCTTTCGGCGCTCTCAGCTCAAGGAAGGCGAAGACTGGTTCCGCGAGACGCAGGGCGCCAAGCCGGCTCATATGTGCCCAATCATATTCACCGACGGCGGCTACCTCAAGGTTCTCGCCAAGTTTAAGCTTACGACTACCGATCAGGATGTCTGGCCTAAGATAGCCATCGTCACCCGGACCAACTGGCCGAACCAGCGGCTGATGTCTGTCCTTATTGACGGCAAATCCCACAACGTCGTTGTCGCCAACGCTAAGCTATTTTATCCGGGCGCCGAGGTAGAGGTTGACCGGAAGGGCGGAAAGCTAATCTGCTCGCAACGGCCCCTGAGCGCGGCCAAGCTTTTTTCAGCAATCAAACGACGCCATGAAGAAACCAAATAATAGTAACAAGGAAACCAACAGCAGCTCTGAGCGCGCAGAATCGGCACGATACGAATCGTACGAGAAGAAGCAGCCGGGCTACTCTAAGTCCGATAAGTCCGACAAGGGCTCGTCGAACGGCAAGAGCTGGAAGTCCTTCAAGGGCTGTAAGTAATGACCCAATCCGAGGAAGACGACGATCTCCTCGAGGTCCCAAGCCCAGCTGAGCAAGCCCGGGTGCGGGGAGCCATCAAGTCTAACCTAGATCTGCTTTCTCCGTTCATGCGGAAGAAATACGAGGAGGACTCAAGGGCTCAGGCTAACACGGCAGCTCAATACGGACTTGGAGCAGACAAGGCTTATCAGCGCCGAGTAACCCTAGAAATGGGCGCTCAGGGAATAATTAACGCCGGCGGCCCAAGAAAAGGGGGCTATGTCAGTCTGGAGTCCGGAGCGGCCGGAATTATTGCGGCTGGCGGAAGAAAAACGAGCGATCGAGTCGAGGTGGGAGCTGGAGCTGCTGGCATGAAACAGCAGAACAGGGATTACCTTCTAAGGAAAAAAAGCGGCGTGGGCGCCCTAGCGGGCGCCAGATACGGGTCACCGGAGATGTTTCCGGGAAAGTTTCCGCACATCATTGGAGGTCCCATCTCGGTTGGGTTCGGCACGACTGCCGGCGGAGTGAATTTAGACATACTTGGAGCAGGAAGAAGGGGCTTCGCAAGCAGGGCTAACGCGTGAGCTTCGAGCAGATCAATATCGGGACGCGCGACGACCCGCTGATGGTCACGCGGCATCCGATAATACATACGCCATCAAAGGATGATTTGATTGAGCTAGCGCGCGAGCTTGGCCCAGAGGGGGTAGTCGATGTGCTTAAGCGGCGCGAAGAAAAGATTAAGGCCGAGGAGCTAGACCCTTACAGGCATGGCTACGAGCCGGACCATTGGCACGACGCCGACGGACTCCTGATGTCTGGCAACGAGCTTCTGATAATGGGCGGCAACCGCGCCGGAAAAACGGAATACGCAGCCAAGCGCGTCATGCAGCTGCTGTGCAGCCGGCCAAACTCAAGGGTGTGGTGCCTGCATACGACCTCACAGACTTCCATCCAGATGCAGCAGGCGGTCATATGGAAGTACATGCCGCCGGAATATAAGAACGCCAAGAAGACCAAGGTAACCAACATCCAGTATTCCCAGAAGAACGGATTTACCGACGCTACGTTCGTCCTGCCCAACAGGTCTCAGATATTCTTCATGAACTACGGGCAGGAGAAGAAGGTCATCGAAGGTGGCGAACCCGACCTGATATGGTGCGATGAGCTTGTGCCGCCGGACTGGGTTGAGACGTTGCGATATCGATTGGTGACGCGCTCTGGAAAAATGATCCTGACCTTTACTCCTATCACCGGATACACTCCGGTGGTTAAGGAATACGTTTCCGGCTGCAGATTCAAAAAGACCCTCAAGGCCGACCTATTGCCTGACACCCAGAACGTTCCCAGCATACCGCGCGGCCACATGCCGTACACAGCAAGTTGCATTAAGGGCTCGGCGAGCGTGATATGGTTTCATTCAATACTAAATGGCTACTCTCCATTCGACCAAATCAAGCTGGCGTTGCGCGGGCGCGGTCCGTACGAAGTAAAAATACGAGCGTACGGCTGGGCTGAGTCGCTGTCTGGTTCCCAATTCCCTAGGTTCGGAGAGCCCAACATCATTCCCAAGAAGCTTATACCAACCGAAGGGACCAATTACATGGTGGCTGATCCAGCTGGAGCTCGAAATTGGTTCATGCTCTGGATGCGAGTCGATAAGCAGGGCAACAAGTATGTCTACCGAGAATGGCCGGACATAAGCATGGGAGAGTGGGCCCTAAATGGAGACAAGGCTGACGGGAAAGCGGGGCCAGCTCAGAGGCAGGGGGCGGGGATGGGGCTCATCGAAACCAAGCAGCACATCCGGACCCTAGAGGAGGGGGAGGAGGTGTTCGAGCGCTACATCGACCCACGCGCCGGCAACGCTACAGTCATCAACAAGGAAGGCGGAACAACCTTGATACAGCTGCTCGAAGAAGACCCAGAGCCGATGTGGTTCACTCCTGCCGCCGGCCTCAGGCTCGAGGAGGGGGTTAATATTATCAACGACTGGTTCTCCTATGATCAGAACAGCCCCATCAGCTCAGTCAACCAGCCTAAGCTTTACATTTCCGAGGAGTGCATAAACACCATATGGTGCCTGCGCGAATGGACCGGCCTCGACGGCGAGAAGGGTGCAAGCAAAGACCCAGTCGACTGCCTGAGGTACCTAGCCGTGATGCAGCCCGGATTCACCGACGACCTAACCTACAAGGCTATTGGAGGAGGGTCTTACTAATTCCCATGATATCTATACCAGCAGGAACACCTCCGCTGCTTCGACTAGCCGAAGCTCAGGTGCTCTTTAACATAAGCAAGTCAACCCTGCTGCGTATGCGCAGGCGGGGAGACATCAGGACCTACAAGACGACAGGAGGACAGTTCATGTTCTACCGCGACGACCTGATCGAACACATTTCCAAGAACACCAATGGCAAACATCAAATACAAGGACCATCGCAATCAGCGTGACCAGCTCGCGTACCACGCGCGGGTACCGGACATCCAATTCCTGCTGAACGAATACCAGCGTTCGGCATTCTTCGGCACCATGGTGTCCAAGATGAACTATGCCGACGACATCAGGCTAGCTCGCTGGCCCGGCCAGACTGACGACGGGAAGAAGCACAGCTACGCCCGCCCGGACGGAGACCCAGCATTCCCATTTGAGGGAGCTTCCGACGTTCGAGTCAGGCTGGTTGATAGGCTTATCAGGGAGCAGAAAGCTCTCCTCATGCACTCATTTAAGGCCTGCACCCTGAAGGTCGGCGGAACTGAGATCAATGACACTATGTCTGCGGCGTCGGCCACTAACCTGATGCGCTGGATGGTAGAGACCAAGATGAGGCTGGAGCTGCACAAGGAGGCTGAGCTTACGGCAGACTACATGCTGCACTATGGCTGGTCGATTGTTCAGGTCGGATGGGAGCGAGAAGCCGGCAAGCGCGTCCAACCGATAACCATGCAAGAGCTTGCTGAAGCCGCTCAAGCTCAGCAGATGGCCGGCGCTGATGGCCGAATGAGCTCAATGGTTGCCGCCATTAGCGACCCGAAGAAAGAAGACTACGCAGCGCAGCTCATGATGGTTTACCTTCCCGACCTTATCGAAAGTCAGATTAGGAAGATAATCAAGGAGCTCAGGGAGACCGGAGAGTCTACCATCGAGCAGCCCTTCATTGCCAAGAACCTTCCTACTGTAACCGCACTTAAGCCGTTTGATGAAGTCTGCTTCCCGCCGGAAACCAGCGACCTGCAAAAGGCGCGCGTGATCTTCCGTAGGCAATACGTGACAGAAGTTGAGCTCAGGTCTATGGGTGAGATAGGCGGATGGAAGAAGGACTTTATCGAGGCCGCATCCCGCACGATGGGCAACCATTACTATTTCAATGACCCCAACCTTGTCCCGACTACCACGATGCTCAACTCGAACATCCAGCGCGGTGACAATTTGGTCGAGCTAGTGTGGGCGTATTATCGCCAGCTGGATAAGAATAACGTTCCGGCCATATACTTCACAGTATTCTGCCCTCAGGTTGGCTCTGAGATGTACGGCATGCAGGAGCTTCTGAACTTTGCGCACAATCAATATCCGTTCGTGGAGCTAAGGATGGAAACCTCTAGGCGTCAAGTGACTGAGTCGCGCGGCATACCGGAGCTAACCAAGACTGAACAGGACGAAGTCAAAGCACAGCATGACGCCATCAGGGATCGAACTGCCTTTGAAGTGCTGCCGCCCGTCAAGGTGGTAAAGCGAATTGGCGCCCTTAACAGGATAGCTCCAGCCCAAGTCCTGCCGGTCACCAATAAGGATGACTACACTTGGCTTGAGCCGCCAGCCGGCCGGCCTGAGTACGCCTTCCAGATTATCGAGCAGGTTGAAAAGAACCTAGGCAACTACTTCGGCTTCCAAGTCGGGGAGAAGCCCATTGACCCGGTAAAGATTCAGATGATGAAGCAGCTTCAGATCGATAACTGGCTTACCTTCTGGACTAGGTGTTTCACGCAGATGTTCTCCCTGTGTCTGCAATACATGCCAGAGGAGGAGATTGTCAGGATTACCGGCTCGCCGCTTAAGCAGGGAATGTCCGATATTCATTCGCAGTACGACTTGAACGTACGATTCGACGTGCGCGACGCCGACCCGGAGTTTGTCCGCGAGAAGCTCAAGTCTATCGTCGAGACTGTCGTGCCGCTCGATGTCTCTGGAGTCATAGACCGCGACAAGCTCGTCAAGCTCGTCATCGAGTCAATCAGCCCGGACGCAGCTCGCGAGCTGATCATCGACAAGGCAACCGCCTCACAGAAGCTGTACAAGGATGTGACCAGCGACATAGCCCTAATGATGCTCGGCAACGAAGCTATGTACGTGGAAAACGACCCGCAGGCCGGCTCCAAGCTGAAGTTTGCTCAGGAAATCATGAGCAAGAACCCGAAGGCCCAGCAGGCCGCGCAGGGCGATCGCATCTTCCAGATACTTCTGGAAAACTACACGAAGCAGCTGCAGTTCTCCATCGACCAAGAGAAGAACAAGCAAATCGGACGCGTCGGAGTCTCTCCCGCAAGCGAGCAGATCCAGAAAGAGTTTGGAAAGGCCGCCGAGGAAGGCCAGCCAACAGCTCCAGCTCCGCAGCAAGCCTCGCCTGACCAACAACTCGCATGAGCCAACCAAAAGACCCAAAAGAAGTAAACGCCGCCATCCAGAGGGCGTTTGAGAACCAATCGCCACAAGTCACCGAGGTGTTCAAGGCGGTGCTTGTTGTGATCGACGTGTACCTTCAGATAGAAATGTCGAAGGTTATGGCATCCGGCACCATCGGGGAGGAGCGGGTGCATAGCGCCGGCCGCCTTGATGCGTTCAATGACATGCTCGTAGAGCTTCAGACGCGCCGAGACGTAGCCACTTCTGGAACGAATGCGGGTCAAAGCAATCCACAGGGATCATGAACCTTGTAGGACCAAATCTTTGAGCCACATTACCTTTCGTCTCTGCGGACGTTAAACGCTGACCTACATGGACAACGACCAACAGCCTGAAGCTGAACTCGAACTTGGGAACGAGCCTAATCCCCCCATGAACCAAAACGCGGGACCAGCCGAGCCTCGCGTGATAGAAAAGCCCGAAGATTTTTTCTCTCGGGTGCTGTCTGGCGGCCAGACGCAACAAACCACCGACGTGGAGTCGTCGGAAGCGCCCGAGGCGGAAACGCCAGAGGCAACCACGGATAGCCAAGAGACCGAAGGGCAGACCAATCAGCCTACATCCTCCACCAAAGGGATGCAGAAGCGTTTGGATAAGCTTACGGCCCTGAGGCGCGAAGCCGAGGAACGTGCAAAGAAGCTGGAAGATGAGGTCTCTGATCTCAAGCGCTCCAAGGCCGTTGCCGCACCTGTGTCCAACAACCCATATGGACAACTTGAAAGTGCTGGCGATATACAGGCCGAGTTTGAGAGGCAGAGGAAGATTCGACTATTCTGCGAACGTTACCCGGACGGATACTACCCAGAGAGCGGTGAATCGATAAGCAAGGAGTCCATAGCCAAATCAAAGGTGAAGGCACTCTTGGCAATCGAAGAACACCTGCCGCAGCAGATGGACTATGTCCAGAACTACAACCAAGCCAAAAAGATCGCTAATAACGATTTCAAATGGCTTAGTGACCCCACGGATGACCGGACGGCTAAGGTGAAAGCCTTTGTCGACGCAGTCCCTGAGATCAAGAGGTTCCCGGATTATGAAATCTACGCGGCGCACATGGTTTCTGGTCTTACGAGCTACCAAGCTCAGAAGGCTAGGTCCAAGCAACCTCAGGAACGAGTACCGATGCAGCCCACGACTACGAGCTCAGCTCCGGTCCGCCCCCAAAAGGGTGACCCGGTAGAAGGAGCCGCAAGCATGGACCGCTATCGCAAGTCAGGATCGATCGATGATCTAGCAGCCGTGTTCAAAAACAAGTTCGTCTAAAAACCCAAGACCATGGCAAACCTCTACGAAAACCAGTTCCAGAACCAGCGCCCCCTCCCGGGTGCTCGCATCGGTATCCGAGAAGAACTCTCGGACCTGATCCTCAACGTCGACATGAAGGACACGCCCATCACCTCGATGGCCAAGCGTGGTTCCAAGCCCGGAAACACCACGTTCCGCTGGCAGGTCGATCGCAACCCTGACCCGTCCATCGAACTTGGCGTCCTTGACGGCGCTGATGTCGATCCGACTAACCCCAAGGACTCCTCTGAGTTCAAGCAGTACACGATTGGCTACCGCACGGAAGTGGAAAATAACATCCACATGTTCCGCCGCGCTGTCCACGTGTCCAACCTGACTCAGGACATCCTGAACATCGCGGGCGTTAAGGACGAGCTGTCTCGACAGCTTTCCAAGGCCACCCTCGACCTGAAGCGCTCGATGGAGCTTACCTTCACGTCTGACGTTCTGCCCGCCATCGACAACGGCACCCTCCCGTATCGCACTCGCTGCCTTACGTCGTGGATCAAGTCGGACCTCGCTACGGCTGGCACCAACGCTCAGTCCAAGTACGGCATCCAGACCTCGAACGCCTCCGCTGGCAACTATCGTCAGGTCATCCGCCCGATCGACTCGAACTTCACCACTCCTTCTACGTCCATCATTGGTACTGATCTCACGATCGATAACCTCTCTGAGAACGACGTTCAGGACGTGATGACCTCAGTCTACGAGCAGACCGGCCAGTTCCGCTCACATGAAGCCGTCGTTGGAACCTCCCTAAAGAGGCAGTTCACCAACCTCGTCTACACCCAGCGCGCCCCGGCCGCCGGCAACATCACCACCAATCGCGACGCTAACGCGGATACCATTAAGGCTTCCGTGGACGTGTTCGAAGGTGACTTCGGCCGCCTGTCGCTGATCCCGTCCCAGTTCCTCCACGCTGGCGTCAACCCCTACACCATCAAGTTCGTCTCTGGCGACGTTGACGGCGAATGGCACGTCTATGACGGCGTCCAGTCCATCGCGGCTAACGTGGTCGACAACAAGGTCACTTGGGCTGGCGACGTTCCGACTGTCACGGCCGGAACTAACAACGCCAAGTACGCCACCGAGGCCGACGCCAAGAAGCACGTGAACCTTCACGCGCAGAACGCCAAGTGCAAAGGCTTCATCATCCCGTGGGAATACCTCGAAATCCGCTATGGTGGCAACATCGCGCAGGTTCGTGAGCTCACGGAAAATGGCGGTGGTCCTCGTCGCATGATGGAAGCTATGGCCGCTCTGGTCGTCCAGAGCCCCCTATGCTTCGGCATGTTCGACTACAAGGCCAACAACGCCTAATCGTACGAGGTCATGGCTGAGCTGCCGCCCATCCATGAATCCATTCCCGGCGAGCTTCTCAAGCCTATGCTTGAGGAGTTTCGCTCGGGGTGGGCCCTCCGTAAAGTCCAAGCAGAGGCAGCTCGGAAGCTCATCGCCGAGACCAACAAAACTGGGCACAAATTTTCCGAAGGGGTAGGCCAGCTAAGGGCCCGAATCCCTATCGATTTCTATCAGCACATGAAGTTTATGTTCGGCCATGACATATGGCAGGACAAGAAATTCCTGAACCGCGTCCTGCAGGAGAACCCTGAGTTCAAGCCGACTGTTGAAGCTAAAACCCAGATCGTTACGCCCGGTCTAAGCTTCTGATGCGCACCTCATACTTCAGCGAAATACTGCACATAGCCCTCCAGATGTGCGGATTGGACCGAAACCTGACGACTCCCGACAGGTTCGCGATGATACGCGACTTCTCTAGCCGCCGACTCCAGAAAATATGGGAGTCCAACGACTGGCCTGAGCTTAAAAAGTACTCCCAATGCGCCACGACGTACGTCGGAGACCGCGCAAAGATAGCTTTGCCGGCCGATGCAGGCCAAATAATGGCCGTATGGTCAAGGGACCCAATTGCGTCCACTCACGCTATTCAGAAAGACACCGAAACCATCGATGATGGCATGTATTTGGTCAATGAGCTCGATTCGACTGTCTGGGTCGAGCACCGCCCGGACGCTCCAGTACTGTCTGGTGACGCTTGGGTAAGCTCTCAGGTGTATAGTCCGGGAGCTCAGGTGTATTACGACGCCGGCAGCTCATCTGGATCACTAATTCCAGTCCAAGGTTACGCTGTTCAGGGTGATTTCTACACCTATATCGGAACTACGACCTCTCCGGCCGGCGTTGCGCCAACTATTGGCGACTGGCAGAAGGTAAAAATACCTCGCTTGTTCGCCGACTACATGGCTCAGGGAGCTTTTTCTGATTACAGCCGCGCGCAGGGCACTCTAGACGTCAATACCCTTGGTTACATCGAGAACCGAACCGAAGAAGCAAAGGTGCATGCCATGGACCAAGTATTGCGGCAGCAGGGCAACACGCGCAGGATCAATTTCCGAGGATACTAATCTATGTTCAACAAAACTACCCCCCTAATCAAGCGGTTCAAAACGAAGACTTTTACGGCTTCAAGCACCGCCACCACAATCGAGCCTGTCATAATGGGCGAGCAGCGCATTCAGCTGCACATCCAGCCCAAGGCTGCCGACTGCGTCATCAAGTTTAACGACGGCGATGCCCACGGCCTTCTCATTGCGAGTGGCGGTATCTATATCATTGAAGGCTACCAAGGCCCTCTGTCCATCACCGGTTCAGGAGTTATAGTCGTTTACGAGGGTGTGATCTAATGGGCTCGTCGTATTCGATCCCTCCGGAAAAAAACGTCGTCAATGTTGGCGATGAGATTTCCCAGCAACTGCTCGACGCGCTGAACGCCGCGCCGGCGCCTTCTTCCGGCAACCCGTATGCTACTGCTGCCGATATATCGTTAGCCATCACGTCGGCCTTGCCGCTGACTGGCGGCGCGATGACTGGTTCGATTACCAACTCGGCGGGGACGCATGACACAGAGATGGCAGGCGACTTGTTCGGCGTTCAACTCTCTGCCGATCATACCAAGGGAACGACGCTCGAGTTTGACGGCCTCGACACGTACGACGGCGCAAGCCATATGCAGGTCACGCCGACGGGGCTGACCTTCCCGGATTTGACCATCCAGACCACGGCCTACACGGGTGGCGGCGGTTCATTTACTGGTGGTGTAGTAACCACGCCTATCGTCTTTGACGGAACCTCTGGTCAGTATATCAGCAAGGGTAATTTTGATACCAGTAGAGGCGGAAACTACGGCATCAGTCTTGTTTGCGCAATCGGTTATGAGTTTAACTGGCAAGCAGGATGGCTGACGACTACTGAACAAAATTCGACTACCCCTCGTCCGCTTTACCTCGACTCGCTGGCGGGAACAAATTTAAAGGTCTGGAATAGTTCAACAAATCTTGGAACAGAAGTCTCAGCCACCGGCATCACCTTCCCGGACGGCTCAATCCAGACTACAGCTGGTGCTGGCCAGCAAGGCGACCAAGGTCCGCAAGGCGACCAAGGTCCGCAAGGCGACCAAGGTCCGCAAGGCGACCAAGGTCCGCAAGGTCCGCAAGGAAACGATGGCGGCTATTTTTCAGATGTAAATAGCGACAACATTCCATACATCCGCTACAATCAGTCTTGGCAACCCCTGTCGTCCTACGACCAAACTGGCGGTGGTGGTATTGGTGAAGCCCCATACGACGGAAGCCCATATGTCCGTATCAACAACGATTGGCAACCGATGTCGTCCTACGACCAGAACAGCGGCGGTGGCGGCGGTATTGGTGAAGCACCCTATAACGGCACTCCATACATCCGCATCAATAACGATTGGCAACCTCTCTCGTCTTACGACCAGACCAGCGGCATGCAAGGACCGCAAGGCGACCAAGGTCCGCAAGGCGATCAAGGTCCGCAAGGCATGAACGGAGGTAATTTTCCAGATGTAACTAACGATGGAGTTCCATACATCCGTATCAATTCCGATTGGCAACCCCTCTCAAGCTACGACCAGACAGGTATTAATGAAGCTCCCTACGACAACACATCCTATGTCCGCGTCAACAATAGTTGGTCGCAAACCTTTAGGGAGTTGCAGGGCAACGGAAGTGGTGACCCATTTTATCCTTTCGAGGTTAAGATTACAGTCAACGGCACGGACTACTGGACGCCTGTCCGACCTGCTTAATTTATGATCACCATCATCCTCATTTCCATCACCTTCCTTGGCGGAGTTTACGTCGGCGCGCGCTGGGCCGAAAAGCTCCGCGACGTCTACCATTCCGTCCTAGGTAAGTAAGCCATGTCAGAGGAGCCCTACTGGAAGCGTCTGATAGACGAAGCCACTAGGGCTCGTCCGGATCTGGCGTACAAGTTTAAGTCAGCCGAAGCGGCGGCATCAAAAGCGATGGCCGGCAGCCCAGATGCGCCGGCACCATCACCGCCTCCACCGATAGACATTAGCTACATGGATGACAGTGTGCTTCCCGGCAGGCCCACTCATCCGTTCGAGGTAAGGCAGATGACTGACGGATCAGTCAGGTGCTACAAGGGCCTGATCCTTGATGCTGGTAATAGAAATTTCTCCAGCTATCTTCAGGGCACAATCGTCCAGCCGCTGAAAGTCAAAAAGAAGGTAAACATAAGGGGCACATCTGGCAGCACGAACAATGGCCAGAAGGACTTCATTCCTTCAAACTACGCACCCGGCCCAGAGCAGCAGAACTACTCTGAGTACGCCGACCCAATGCAAACGTCATTCATACCCTCATACAGGGGGTATGGAACCGGAGGAAGCGTAAGCACCGGTGGAGACCCAAATCCAGATACCACCCTTGCTACATTTGGAACAGGAACGTGCCCGATAGGCAAAGACTCATTTGAGGGTGGCGGCGTAGGCGCTTACTACAGCTGGTCTGGCACTGGCATGATCAGGCTATTTTGCTATGACGACGGAGACCCATCTACGCGCAAGTGGGGAATATGGGGGAATGGCGGCGCTCCGACCAGCTTGGGGTCTAAAGGCTTCTTCATCTTGATAGCTCAATGGACGGGATCAGTAATGACCCAGTTCCTTAAGAGCGACATAGTCGTTGTAGGGGGAGGGGAAGGCTATCACCCATTCAAAGTCACGGCTGTCGGAGACACCATTAGCGTAACGGCTGGTACAGTTAATAACAAGACAGTCGCCTCCGCAGACTATGAAGGGGGAGGAGATACTTGGGTGTACATGGAGTGGGAGTTTGACGAAGCTACCGGAAGGTGGACGGGTCAGCCAGACGTAAATACCTATGGAAGCGAGCAAGTGTCTGATAATGAAACGATATACGTACTCATAGCCTTCGTTGAGGGCGACTTTGTGCGCCAATATGTGACTGGATCCTTGTGGGTTGACCGCATGGCAATGGGAGACGCTGACGCTATGTACTACGTCGCGCGAATCTAAGATGGCCACAGGCGGGGGAGGAGGGAGTCCGGTACCTGTATCGAACATGTTTTTCATAGGGCAAGGCTGGTCATTTCTCCCAATCGAGGGGACGCGAGGCACCTACGACAATAGAAGGACTTGGCTGGCTAATAGGCATGTACCACTTCCGTACAGGGACTGGAATAGCATCGAGGAAATGAACGAGTGGTGGAAAAACCAAGAAGCTTACGGGGCGTTTACAGTAAAAGGGCACTACCAGCAAAATCCGCCCGGAAACCCATGGATCAGGCTAGAGTCTGAAAAGGACTACATTGCATCAAGCCCATCTGAGCTGTTTGTCGGCGTGAAGCAGATACGAACATGGACTAACAGCTCCGGCGAGCTGCGCGCTATATACGATTTTTACCTGATATGCGGATGGTCGCCGGCGGAGGTGAGCATGTACGCAACGACTGATTTTAACTACCCTTGGTCGGCTATGATTGGCCACAAGGTTAAGATTTATGTCCTTGGTAAATACTACGAAATAACGATAGAGCAAGAAGCCCTAGACTGGGAGTATACCGGGGCATCCAATGAGAATATGTTCGATGGAGGACAGCTAATAATCCCGGACGGCCTTGAGAGCCTTGCCATGCAAACCGGAGAAGGAACCGAGGCTCCACCAGCAGGCGTCACAAGGAATACTTTTACCAGAGTTCATCAGATCAAGTCTAGGGATAAGCTAATGAATAAAATCGTTACATCTAAGGAGAACGGATGGAAGATACCCCCAGACTAAACTCCGCCAGCAACTCCATAATTTATGCCAAGAGAAATATCAACCGAGTCCGACCTTCGATTTGAAGGATTCGCCAGCTACCCTAACAGCGCGGCCTTTGAGCCAAGCACCTTATTGGAATACGCGTCTAACATTAGGATCGTCGAAGGCGTCATCACTAAGCGCAAGGGCTCTACAGGCCTGTACTCGACCTCCGAGCAAATGACTGACGCCATTGCGGCCCATTCTCCTACGGGAGATTCCATACTTCTCTTTGGGGACAACCGCAGATGGGTAATAGATAGCTCTATTGCCTACGCGCTGCCGGCCCTAGCGACAAAAAGGCCTGTGCGCGGGCAAGGCTACAGAGACGCCCTATGCATGGAGACGGCTGACTTAGATTACGTGGCCGGCGGCAACATCGTCGAGCGCCTAGTAACGGCCAAGAATGATCAGCTCGCGTTTACATTCTACGGCGGCGTTGCTCCAATACCTGCAGACACCTTGAGCTTGGTGCAGGGAACGTACGACCCGATTAAGGCTCTGGTCACTACCCATAACTTTATCTACGCCTTCGGCGCCCGCAGTATCTACGCGGTAAAAGCAGGCATGGGATACGTAGCCTCCCAAAAGAAGACCGACAGCATGCACCAAGTGCAGAAGATAAGCTCCAATGATGGAGTTGCCGGCCCAAACGCTGTGGCAGAGATGGCCGGGCTCGTAGCTTTCTTCGATTCTGGCACCAATCCGGGCATAAAGATCATCAACAGCGGAAAACTAAGCGAGGGCGCTGCTCCTATGAGCGACGCAATCAAGGATATCGTCCAACTGGTGAACCCTTCGCGGTATTCCGAGATTTGCGCCGTGTCTTTTGCCGGCAGGTTTTACTTTGCGCTGCCGTTCCAAGACAAATGGAAGGTGCTTG